CCGCCTCCTCCACCGCCGCCGCCTGAAGCACCACCACCTGCAATACTTCCACTTGTTCCTATAATTTCAACGTTGGAAAAAGTTCTCATTGCTAAATTACCATCAAATCCTCTGCCACCTGTACCACCATTGCCTCCGCCACCTGCTCCAACAGAAGTGGCACGATGACCAAATATTCCTCCAGAAGTTAATTGTATTCTAATATTTGATCCTGCTCCAGATGGTATATCTAGAGCAGGATTACTATTTTGAGAAATAATATAACCATTAACATTAATAGTTTTTCTAATCGCTGTCGTATAGTCCGTTCCAAAAATTGCAGCTGAAGACGGATTTAAATTTTCTTCTACATTTGTAATATTTGCTGTTATAGCAACATTGACTCCGTAGTAATTACTAACACTAACAGTTCCACTGGTAGGAACTGTAGTATTTGTGGTCGCACTCGGAACATAAGTTCCATTTCTATACAATTCACTTAAAGAAACAGATCCAGAAGTAGTTTCTTTAAGTTTACTTCTCAAATCGCTAAAATTAATAGCGCCTGAAGATGTTACTGGATTAGTTGTAACTTGTATAGTCATTTATTTAACTACTTTTTTAAGTATTTAGATTTAAATGATCAAAATAACCAAAATTTAAAGCTAGATCAATCTCCCATAAGAAATAAGGATGTACTGCTGGAAATGAAAACATATTAACTCTTCCAATGATCATAATAAATTTCTATATTTTTGATTGAAACGATCTTCAGAAATATCATCAAAAATATATTCTAGGAAAAACTCACAGATATTTAAGAAGATTGGAACAGCATATCCATGTAGAGGTTCAAATGTATAAAGTCTATTACCATTTCTGATAATTCGGTTATCCACACATTTTTTGGAATAATAATGATTAAAATCTAATATCTTTGTATTTTCTCTCAAATAATCTCTATCAATATATTTTGAGATTTCATGAGTTCTCAATAACTCACTACAATTTTCTATGGCTTGTTCTTTATCTGTGATGTCCCTATTGAATAGGTATCCCCAAGCACTTCTACTATTAATAGGAATACCAAACATCCAACCATCCTTGTGTGCGACATGATAAGTATAATCTAAGTCACATGGTTTGTCACAAATATTTAAAATTACAGAGTTGACTGATATTGAATCTGGAATTTCATAAGTATTATCAATTTCTGGAACACCTCTACAATCCAAGATATAATCATATATTAGAGTTTGATCATTAAGTTTTACTTGAACTTTGTTTTGAGATTGAGAAATATCTAGAACTTTACCATGTATTTCTGAGAATTTATGGCTCCAAAATTGGTGCAACCTTTTGAATACAAAGTTTCTCAACTTAAATGTATTCATATGAAGACCATTAACTGACAATGGAATATATCCATCATTATCAGTCCAACCAGAAAACATGATACCATGTTTTACTTTGGCATCAGATTCTTCCAGATCAAAGGGAATTGAATAATTTGTAGCTTTTCTTAGGACTTGTACAAAACTATGATTCAATGATTCCCCAACACCAAATGTGGGAAGATCTGGATCATAAATGCAATCAACCTTACACCACTTAGGCAAATGAGAACAAAGACTGGCAGCGGTTACAACGCCACCAGTCCCTCCACCAACAATACCAATCCTCATAAATTACTTATTCTCTAGTTTATCTAGTCTATCAGATAATTCCTTGATTGCTTCAATAAGAAGTGGAACAAGTTTTTCATATTGAACAGTCATGTAATCAGGATTTGCAGGTGCTGGCTTAACAGCTTCAGGAAGAACGGCGTGAACATCTTGTGCAGATACACCAGCAATTCTTTCGGTTGAAGTAAATCCTAAACTATACGCAAGATCATTAAAGTTGTAAGTAAATCCATGTAGTCTGCAAACTTTATCAAGAGCATTTTCAATTGGTTCAATGTTTGTTTTCAGTCTAATATCAGAAGCAAATGCTGTAATATCACCAGTTACTGATAGGTTATTAGAAGATGGATTGTAGTAAATTCCAGCATCAGTATAAAGAGTTTCATTTGTTGCTGAGCCATTATCAGAATCAACAAATGTTAGATAGAAGTTTGCATTTGTTGAAGTCGCAGTTGTTTTAATTTGTGTTGCAGAATCTGCATTTCCAGTTACATTGCCAGTCACATTACCAGTAACATTTCCACTCAAAGACCCACTGAAAGTTGTTGCAGTAATAATTCCAGCAATAAAGTTACCAGAAGCATCACGTTGAACAAGATAATTTGCAGTATTAGATGATGATGCATTAAGATTAATAGTCTTACTTTCAGTGTTATTGAAAGCAGTATTATTTGTAATTGTCAATGCTCCAGAGACACCTAGGCTATATTGTAACTGTCCATTGTATTGAGTTGCACTGACTGTTCCAGCATTTAACTGTCCAGTGAATGTAGAAACACCAGAAACTGTTAGTCTGTTAAGTGTTGCAGTACCAGCAGTTTGGACAATATTATTTCCACTATTATTGAATGTGGTAATTCCAGTGTGTACTGTGTTGGTGTTGTTTAAGAATGGTAAGGTTGAAATTCCACTGACTTGCAAAGTTGTTGGCTGAATAGTATCTGCCTGAACTTTTCCAGTGAATGTCGATAGACCAACAACTGTGAGTCTATTAAGTGCTGCAGTGCCAGCGGTTTGTTGGATATTGTTAACACTTCCACTGAAAGTGGCAATTCCAGTTACGCTTAGATTTGTAGCACCGATTCCAGCAGATCTTAAATTCGGGAATGTAGCAATACCAGTTGTTTGTTGAATGTCTCCACGGAATGTTGAAACACCTAAACAATCAATAGTACCAAATGTAATGTCATTGAATAGACCGCCGTTGTCAAACGTAACAATACCAGTTACTCTTAATTGTTGTACGACAATACCACCACTTCTAATATCAACCAAGTCTCTTGGGGTTGTAGTATTGATGCCAATCTGATCTGGTGTGATCAAATTAGAATTGGCACTTCTGCTGACTAAACCAAATCTTCTCCAATTATTAGAGCCAATATTAACCCAACCAGCATATCCTCCAGTTACTGTTCCAGTAGAAAGAACAATATCACCTTGAGTTCCTGCATTTGTTGGCGTAGAAATGCCAACGGTTAATGATCTAGTTTGTGAAGCATCACCCTTCATTAAGTATTGAATTGCCTCAATACCATCTGGAGAGTTTGAAGTTACTTTTTTATAAAGATTAACAGGTCCTCTAAATTCAGAAGATTGGAAGTTTCCAGAACCACCGTTTACCTGAAGTGTATTCGCAACTGTTACGTCATCAAAACTTACTGATAGGCTAGAGTCGGCTTCACCAACATATGTTTCAGTTGGAATATTGATAGAAACTTCTTTACCACTGATAGGATCAATAATTTTATTTCCAATATAGAATTCACCAGAATCATTAGTACCAGTATAAGCAGTTGTACCACCATCCTGGTTAACTGATTGTGCTAGAAGTTGATCTTCTCTAGTAAGGTTTCTATCTTGTTTTTGTGGGAAAGATACTGAATAGTTACCATGACCAAATCCAACATATTCAAATGTATGGCTGGATGCACGAATGATACTATGTCTTCTTAGTTCTGTAGGAATTACTTTGATCTTCTTAACGATTGAAGCTGAGTCGTGAGATTCTGCCTTAGTACCAATCAAACCTCTAAGCACAGTTGCAGTATTTGTTGAGGTATTAACACCTGTTGAAATTCTTAAAATTTCATTATCAATCTGCAAGTAATCACCAGTATTAAATCCTACAATGTTTTGTAGAGTGATCGTGGTGGAAGTTGTCGTAATTCCAGAAGAAGCAACAGTGCCAATTCCAGCATAGAATGGAATCATTCTACCAGCAATCTTCTCATCTACAATATCAGTTGTCTCGTTTTGAGACGCAATTCCATTTTTCAATAAGAATACACTGCCACCAGTGAATGCTGCAGTATGGAATCCAGGACCTCTATAGAAAGTAAAGCTAGTAATTCCAAGTCTTTCCTTGACAGTATAAGATCCATTGTAGATTGTTTGTGCAGAACCAACAACTGTGAATCTATTACCAACTGCCAATCCATGTGCAGATGAGGTAGTTACTGTTACAATTCCACTATTCGCATCTGTGTATTGAATATTTGTAATATCCTTGGTTTCATCGGTAATGTAGAAGAAACCAGAAGATGATGTGTATATTCCAGGATTTGTAGATGAAGTAACAGTTACAGATCTAGAACTTGAAATACCAGAGATTCTAAAGACTCCATTATATCCACTAGCATAGCGATTACCAGTCGTACCAACTCCAACAACCTCTAAAGTATCGCCAATGTTATTATTGATATCTTCAACACGTACAACAGCAGCAGACCAGTTAGATCTTGTAGTAACACCAACAATGGTCATGGTTTGACCAATGCCATAGGCAGAACCACCATGTACAAGCGTTACGCCATTTACAGTGCCTCCAGCACTAACTGAAATATTGACCGTAGCACCTTCACCAGTAATCCCAATACCAATTAAAGATGCGTTGTATAATACAGTTGCAATACCAGAATAACCATAATTAGTTCCAAATCCAGTAATAGACAATCTCTTGATTGAATTTAGTCCATGTTGAATATCGCTATAATAAGTGCTAATGCCAGAATCATACTTTGCATTAGTAACTGCTACACCAACTCTAGAATCTTTAAGGAATGAATTAACAGTTTCTTTGGTTAAACTATGTCTTCTATCATTAACAATAACTTTTCCTAACTTTTCATTAGAAGCATAACTTACTACAAAGTCTGGATCACTGTTGTAATTATCTCTATCTCTTGTAGGATACAAGTATGCAGCATTTTGTGCAAAGTTGTCTCCGATGAAATATGCATCTGTTGGAGATACATTGTTTACAAGACATGTGACATGATAGATACCATCTGCCTTATTATAAACTTGATCTTGAATTGTTTCAATTCTATAGATTGTATAAGTATTCTTTAATGCATCTCTAGAAACTGTTGGCAGATTTTCATCTCTGGTTGAAGATACATTAATATAAGCACCAGGAGTTGATGAAAGATTGATTGTGAATCCTTTATCACTTGTAATTCCAACAACAGGGAATGTTCCATTAAATCCAGAGTTTGCAGCACCAACTGGATTGTTTGCACTCTTTACTTTATTAATCTTAATTTTATCACCAATACTAAAGTTGTGTGGCTTTTCAGTAACTACTGTACAAATACCAGCAGATTGATCGTGTGATACACTATGGAGAATTCTAACATTTCTCTGCTGTGTAGCATTAGAAACTGTGCTGAATTCTGCGGCATTACTTACGCCTACAGTCTTACTTTCTTGAAGAATGTAACCAACTGAAGGTGGTTTTGCATTTGCCTTTACAGAACCATACTCTTTTGGAATTACATATCTGAATCTATAGATTCTATCATCTACACTTCTGGTATCAGGTCTTCTAGTAATATAAAGTTTAGAACTTGAATCAGTTAAAGAAGATCTATATGTAATGAAGTTTGTATGAATTCTATTCTTTACTGGACTTGATGATGACGTAATGTACCAATTCTTATTAACTGTGTCATATTGAATTGGGTGACCAAAATCTCCAGGTGTTTTATCAGAAACTCTACTGACAACAGTAAGGATACCACCTTTAGTATTGTCAAACGTAATCGGAACTGGAGTTCCTGTAATTGCGTTGTTGAAGCTCTTAGCAAGTTGAATTTGATTAGCAGATAAACCACTAGCAATTGCATAATATAATGTATCTGATTCTAAACCATCTGGAAGTGAACCATCATCACTGAATACTCTTACAGATTCACCAGTGAATAGTTGATGATTTGTTTCAAGGTTTAAAGTATTGCTAGATGTAATGCTGTTTGCAGCACCAACACGAATAACCTTATATGATTTTTCACCAGAAGGGCCATCTGTTGAATCTGGTGTTGGCATCAATACAGGTGCAGTTACTGCAAATTCAGAAGAACCTGTAGAAACAAGGACATTCAATAATTCATCAGACTTTGCACCAATTCTATAAGAACTTAAAATATGTGGTGGTGCATTATCAGGGTCAGTAAAGTCATAACAATATAGTCTTGAAGTTGTACCAACTCCTGCAGTTGATGTTGATAGACCAACATCAAGAGATACCCAAGAAATAGGGTCAATTACTAAAGTATTCTCTTTTGGAGGAATGATGTGTGTAATATAACCTACATCATCTCTATCAAAAGATTCTGTTCTATATCCTTTAGATACTAACGCTTTTGCACCAAAGTTAGAGTTAGAGTTGGTGATAGAAAGATCACCACCAGACTCTGCTAAGAAGTGATTTGCATAACCAATAGCAAAGATTGAAACGCACTGGATGAACGCACCGTTTGCAGCACGAATGTGATAGTTATTATACTCAGGCTTATAAATTGCCTTAGAGTTTAAGTGTAGTGGCTTATTAGAATCAGATGTTGAATTTTCATCTTGATAAGTACCACTTGTCTTGTCATAAATTACAAATGCATTATCATCTTTCTGAAGGCTGATACCAGTGAATTGTGCAACAACGACAGATTTAAATCCAGTTGCATTTCCACCATCAGCATTAAGTCCACTCATACCAAAAGTAGATCTCATACTACAGTTGAAGATGTATGGTGAAGCGCCATTTACATTATCAATTTCAACAATTAGACTTTCTGATCCATTCTTTAAGATTCCTGGGGTGCTAGGTGTAGCACTTGCTCTATATTGGAATCTAGTAGCACTAGAAACACCAACAACATTATAAGATCCATTATAAACTGTTGAGGTAAATCCACTAATTCGGATTGGATCATCAATATTCAATCCATGGCTAGAAGTTGTATCTACAGTTACAAGGTTGCCAACTGCAGTGACACTGGAAATGCCAACATCACTAGAACTTAGAGCACCAACAATCTTAAACTCTGGAGTGTTAGGTTCAAAGTCTAGAGTTGTTGGGAAATCTCCAATCGCTCTACCAGAACTATCGCCATATGCCTCAGCTACCTTATAATAGTACATGCTGAGATCAGTATTGGTCGAGGAAGTACCAACACCAACTCCGTTTACACCATCAGCATATTCAAAAACTGCTAGTTTATGGTGTGAGAATGAAGGAGTCTTTGTATTACCAACATAGTCATAATATACTGAACTGTTAATATCACCATCAAAAACTGAGAACTGCCAGAAATAGCAGCCACCAGTAATTTTGAAAATAGATGTGCTAGTAATTCCAGAATTAGTTGGATCTGGAACAAACTTGGGACGGATTTTGGTTTTACGAAGGTCTAAACCAACAATTGATGTTCCTCTAGGAACGATTACACCACCATGAACTGAGTTAAACTTATAAAGATCATTGCTAGGATCTTGAATATCATAATTAGTGCTGTTTGTTAACTCTGTTAAATTTGCAATGTTACCATTTACATCTCTAAATTCTGCATTTCCACTAACATTAGCTACAGAGAATCCAGGTCTGTTATCAATCTCGTATGTTCCTGGATATAGTAAAATAGTTGTTTTGTCAAACTTATCGTTGTTCTGACCGATGTTATACGAAAATCTTGCTGCTTCAAGTAATGCTCTTTGGATAGTTTTGAAAGGTCTTGTTAAGGAGTTACCCTGGTTTTCAATACTATCAGTCGCATCTAGATCTGATGGATTAACGTATAAGATGTTTCCGTCAGTGTTCTTTAAGAAATTCTCTAATCTGCTTAAAGGCATGGAAATATAACCATAAAGGAGCTATTATGGTTTATTTATATCATGGAGAATAGCAGAGTCGAACTGCTGATTACGCCGTGCAAAGGCGTCGTTATACCATTTAACTAATTCCCCGAAGCCCCAGACAAGACTTGAACTTGCGACCTGAGCTTTACAAAAGCCCTGCTCTATCCAACTGAGCTACTGAGGCATCAATCTTGTGGCAGACATTCTGGATTTTCCAGTTCAAGTTCAAACAGCATCGGATGGCATTGTTCATCAATCAAATAGAATGATGTTTTATACAAATCCTCTGGTTCATAACGTCTTTCTTTGTCTGCTACTTCTATAAGATCCAGATCATAAATTGATTCATCTGGAAGTTCATCAAATGTAAAAGGAACATGATTTATGAAATACATTAGAACTATTTGAGTTCCATTATTGTACCAGCAATATGCAGCATCAATACGGTATTTCATAAATTTATTCTTTTTGTTTATTTAGATGCCAAAAACCTTTTTGGCATTTTTTTGGCGGAATTTTTTTTCCGCCTTTTTTTGAATCAAAAGTTGATTTTGACTCAGATAGGAACGGTCGGACTTGAACCGACATGGGATAACTCCCGACAGATTTTAAGTCTGGTGTGTCTACCACTTCCACCACGCTCCCATGGTTACCTAACAATTATACCACAGCTTATTTTACTTGTCAACCACTGCTCAAATGAAGTTAAAATTTATAACTACTCGGCAGTGGCTGTTAGTGCATGTAGTTCCAGTGTGTAAAATTGATCCATCGAATAAAACGAATCTGTTTTCCACACTATTAATTTTTGTTCCATCATTTAATTTGGTATACCCATCATTAGTATTCAGATAGTATATACCTGTGGTAAAATCTGAAAACGTTTGATCACAATGGTATCCATGTTCTATGATTTCATCTGTTCTTGACGTTAAATTTGCTTTTATTCTAAGCAAAGCTTTTGGTTTAAGCAAATTTATAAATGGATTCATTAGCTGTATATGATCACTTAAAGGTCTATAGTTATCATAAAAGCTATGAAAGAATTGAAAGTTATACTTTTCATCACATATTGTTTCAGAACTGTTGCCTAATACTCTGGTATAATACCAAGGAAAATCATTAGAAAAAATTCCCTCCTTTAAAATACTTAAATCTTCAGGAGACAAAAAATTATCAAGTATTTTCATTAGAAAATGTAGGTGGATGAAAATGACAATACTCGTTGAAGGTGATTTTCATTTCCTTGTTAGTAAGATTAGCATGTTTTGCTGCTTTTGGCAAGTTCCACTTTGCAGTAAACAGCATTTCCATTGACTTTCTTGTTTCTGGTCTCATAAGATTTCAAATGCTAGAGGCGGAGGGGATTTCTCCCCTCCAGCGACTTCCTTCACACGGACTCCCATATTATAGCAGATCATTCAGAGTCTGTCAATACCCCAATGAAGTCCTGACCAGGATAATCCTTAATAGTCTCACCTTCATACTCTACGATTAAGTTTTCAAGGTCTTTTCTTTCAGCAAATACTGTATAATAACAATAAATCTTTGTAAGTCTCTCTGAACCAATAATTATCTTATCAGATTGAATTTCTTTTACAAACAATGTTGCATCAGAATATCTATAAGGTGTCAATTGAACTGTGATGGTTGATTCATCTACTAAACCACTCCAATAATCTGGCAGTTTAATGATATGATCTCCTTCTAACTTACCTCTATAGTAAACAGCAATTTCTGGGCCTTCAAGAGAAACGTGACGTAATCTATAGCCATCTTTTGTTGGATGTTTGATGTCAAATGGTTTTGCAGGCAATGCTTTTGCTAATGCAATCTCAGTAGCAACATCTCCTGTTCCAGTTAATGTAATTGCTGTTACAGTTAGTGTATTAGTAATTCCAACTGCTGCTGAAAATGCTGCTGCCCCAGAAACATTTAAAGTTGATGAGAATGATGTGAGAGAATTTTGAAATGCTAGTGTCCCACCACTTAATACAACATTACCAATAGTTGCTGTACCATCAATAGAAACACCACCAATAATTGTTAAGAATCCACGTACCGTTGTTGGTGCAAAAACATTAACAAGACCACCTCTAATATTAGTAATCGGACTCGTTACATCTATTGTTGTACTGGCAAGAATATTATGACTCAATGCACTGACTTGTAGACCTACGCCAGGAAAGGGCGCAATTCCATCACCAAGAGCACTAATTTTTAAAGCAGTTCCGACTGCATTTAATGATGGAATAATATTAAGTACAGATGTCCTGGGAAACGCAGGCCCCATAATACCATCAATTAATGTTCCGCCAACAATAAGAGGCCCGTTAATCGTTGCAAGACCAGGGAGTTTTAAAATATTCTTTGGCACAAATGTTGGATCAGATAATCCAACATGTAAACTGTTTTCTACACCTAATGATGGGAAATTCATTACAACAATCCTCCTAGTCCAGTTAGTCCATTAATAATAGTTCCACTCACACTCAAGATTGATTTTGAATCAACTCCAGATCCTGCGACACTTAATCCACCAGTAATACTTAAAAAAGATTTGCCACAAATGTCCATTGCCAATGAGGCATTCATATACATGTTAACTGAATCCATCTTGATAGTATCTTTACAATCAAGATTAATATCATTTGATGCTATGATGTCAATGTTTCCATTGGAAGAATTCTCAGTCTCAGGACCTGTGGCTGCAACCACTACATTTCTTGCAGAGAGATATAAAGTTCCATTAGGAGCTTCAATCAAAATATCTCCTTTCTCTACACGAATCCATTTTGCTGGAATGTGTGGTTGATTAGCATCTGCATTTGCAGCTAACTTTGTGCCGACAACTTCAATCGATGCTTCACTACAAGTTTTTACATTTCTTCCACTATCAGCCCATACTTCACCATCACCATTTTGACAAATCAAAGAGTGATTTACTTTGCCGTGAACTGGTATGGTATTTCCACCATCTATTCTGTATGTTGATTTTATTTGTACTGTTGGTTTTGTCATCTTTGAACACAATCCACGACTTTAAGAACTCTACCTACACCAAAATCTGCGGCGTCTTCTTTATTTACCTCGATGAATCTAAAGACTGGTTTCAAGGTAGCACCTGCGCCATCTAAACTAATTAGTTGAATCTCTGGTATCTGTGTGAAACCACCACCACTATTAGTAACCTTTACACCAATGATAGATCCATTTGGCCCAAATTGCAATTCAAACTCTGGGAGATCTACAACACCAATATCATTATCTCCTGGAACAACGACAATAGCAGTGTTCTCATCGTATCCACTACCAATATTGTCAACTTCAACAGCATCAATAACAGTTACATAAGAATTTGAATTGATATCATTAGATCCATCAGAAGGAATGCTTACTTCTTCAGAACCATACTGCTGTGTAGTTTGATTGTTAAGGTAACCATATCCAGGATCATCAATAATAATTCTGGAGACTCCTCCATTGTCAAGAACTGCCCTTGCTCTAGCATTTTGACCCTTACCACATCCATCAATGATAGAAACGTAAGGCAATTCAAAGTATGCTTGACCAGTATTTAAAATACTAGCACCGATGACTTGACCAAGGTTATTTACAATCGCTTGTGCAGATGCACCAGATCCACCACCACCGAGAATTTGAATTGATGGTGGGCCACATCTTAAGATATCATTACTACAGTTGCCATATCCAAAATCAACATCTCCAAATAGATCTGGATTCTTTTTCTTAAGATCATCAACAAGACTTCTAGCACCAGCAGCTCCTGCTTTACTCATGATCTTATTAAAGTTGTCTATCTGCTGCTGCGAAGGGCCATATCTTGTCGTGAACTTCTGTGGTGGTGTGCAATTTCTTTTTTCACAATCAAACAGACTCTTAATAAATCCAGCAATATTCATTGCCTTTGTCATGATTTCATTTGCTTTCCCTAAAGCACCACCAAGAAAATTACTTAGCTGATCTAACGTGGGACCAATTGCATTTGCAAAAGAGTTGAAAAGATCTCCGAGCATTTGCCCAACAAAGTTTTCTACAACGCATGTTGTTGCACCCAAGACTTGTCCAACCATCGATTGCAGTTGACTAATTACATAAGAAAATATCTTCTTAATAAATTTCTTGAACAAACAATAAATGGTTGTCAATAAAGTTCTTACTTTTTGTTGTGCGGCAGCTTGTTTTGGCTTTGGAAACAAATCTTTAATAAGATTGTTTAGTTTCTCTGATATCTGATCGAAGATATACTTCATACCACGTTTGAACAATCCAGTGATCAAGCCAGAGATTAACATACCAATCGGCTTTATCAGTATCTTCAGGGATGTTTCTTGCTTTATCGTCAATACCCGCAGTATTGTTCTTTGGTTTTTCTCCAGTATCAGTACTACTTCCAACACCAGTTCTAACATTCTGACCACCAGGAGTTGTATCACCAACTCTTTGTGTATGTGATCCTGTGCTAGTAGTTGTTGTTACCGCAAAGAATTCAGTACTTTGTTTTTTCTGTACGTCAAGTATTGTTTTTAAATTTGAAACATTAGATCCTTTGTATAAAGATCCAACAATGACTGGTTGTTGAGCATCATCACCATCCAGGAAAAATCCAAAGACAGTTTCTCCTCCAGTATATTCATGTGACACACCTTCACCAAGAGATCCATTAGCAACTCCAGGTGGTACAAGAATATGTGCCCAAGGTAAATCTACATCAGGAAGTTCACTACCATTCTTTGTGTGGTAACCAAAGATTCTAACCTTTACACGATTGTAATAAAGATTAGCATCTTTTTTCCTTGCAGATAAATCTTGAGTATTAGACTTTGATGTGGTTAATGGCGCAATTTGCCCAAGCCACCACACAAAACCATCTCTTCCAAGATAGTGTGTCTTAACTAATTGATTGGAGGATTGATCAAGATACATCAGTCGTCGTATACTCTACACTCTAGGGCGTCTGGATTTGAATCACAGTAAAGTTCTAAAGGAGTTGGATCATGTTCATCATCAGGATGACGCTCTGCGTATGCTTCTAAATCTAGCAATTCTTCTTGCGTGTGGCGGCGCATCTGTGGAGAGATCGTAGGATCATCAAGGATCTCTTTATCTTTTTGAATGTGTGTTTTAATGTTTTCCATGTTATACTACCTGTGTTTTAACTTCATAGGAATCTCTAACTAACTCTAGACTTGTGTAGCATTCTCTTCCAGAAAATGCATGATGCAAAGCAGAGATCATATAACGTCCAGAGTTTTGTGATTGATATGACTTATCTTTCATTTGAGAGGCAGTCTCAGGAATTCTACATTCTATTACTTGACCAGCTCTTAATGAAGGATTGCACGGTACTGTAATCTTTAGTACCTGTGAGAATAAAAGGTTGTACCTCACTACAGCTTCTGCTTGATATTTAGGTAAGTCAGGATACATTGTATCTTTGCTAAGCTTACCAGTTTTATCTAAAACCCCAATGTCAAGTGATCTGACATAATATCTTGAAGGAAACTCTTGAATGTTTCCTGGAAGAGTTGGATATTTTTCTGTCAGTTTTTGTGCTGAGGTTTCTATCTCCTTATTATACTTCTGTTCCAGCTTATAGTCAACCCTCTTCGCCTCGTTTGTGTACATATTGTAAAAGAATGTACTGTTAGAATACATTCCCATTCTTAATGAATTCAAGATGTCATTATTTTTATCCACATAAGATGTTAAGATTCTAAATCTATTATTTGGAGTGTTCTCTTTTGCTGCTTCTGTTTGTGTATAAACTACACTATCACCATCACCTTTTAAAAGTGTATTGATACTCTTGAACACATATTGATCTTGTGTTTCAAAAAAGAAATATCCAGGAGACTTCTTCTCTCCAGATGAAACTGCTTTAGACGTTAACATAGTCAAAAGATCAAAAGGTCTTTTGCTATTTCCAATGAAAGAATACTTATTAGATGTTGACTCTGTTGCTATTGTTTTTTTACTACCTAAAGATTTAAATATTTTTTCTGCGCTAGTCGCAATGTTACCTTCAAATCTATTTGACAATCTTATAGTTTCATTTTTTAATGTGTCAAATGATACTAGCTCTACTTTATATGCTGCTCTTCCAGATTCTTTCACCACCTGCATACTTCTTATCCTAAAGGATATTCTAATTTCACTTTCTGGAAAATCTGGTACTCTGATAGATCCAACTAATTCTTCTCCACCATACAATTCTACACCTCTATTTCCAAGAACATCAACTGCTGCAAATACAATTCTACCAGTCAATCCTGGAGAGTTTACATTTTCATACAAAGAAAAACTGGCAATAGAACCAATAGGCAATATGAGTTCTTTTAAACCAGAACTTGATTTAATAAGATTTATTCTAAAATCGCCATATTCAAATCTATTTTCTGCAGACATTAGCCAGTTGGTGTAATGAAGAACGGATTTGTTTTATATGTATTTAGTTTGATTCTTGGAGCTGATGCTACTTGTGGTTGTTCTACAAGATATTGTGGTTGCAATGGTTGTTGTTGTGGTGCAATAGCAACCAATCCTAATTTATTATTGGTAGAACTTATCTCTTTTGGAACTGTTCTTTTGACTGGTTCTGCTTCACTTTCACCACCAACATATTCAAAGTGAACTTCGTCATTTGGAATAGCCATCCACTTCCAACCATATCTCATGCCATTCTTCACCATCCAGTTCCATCCAGGCCCTTGTTCAATATCCAATGCAAAACCAAGTCCGTGAGGAGATGTTCCTGGAGGAGCTACTACTGAATACTTTCCTTGTATTGCTTCCTGATGTTCATAACTTCTATAAGCACTGTTAATTATAATCGTTATGCCTTCTGCTGCTGCAGCTGCTTTAGCTTCTAAAAATGCATTAGCTGCACTTGGTCTCAAGTATGCTGTTCTACCATACCAATAAGGACCTCCTTCTGGAAACCCAGCTACAGTTCCAACAGCAACTAAATCATCAGGTGACAATCTACCATTTGTCCCGTCTGCTTCTCTTTCCTGTAGTATTGGTGTTTCAATTTGTTGTGCTAACATGCTTGGAGCTTTTAGTCCAAGAGCTGCAGACATCACTAATGCATTTACTTCAGTATCTTTTTTCTTTTGATCTTGTGCTTGCTGCTCTTCTATTCTTTCTCTTTGTATTTTTTTAGACAGAGTTTCTTCATTCTTATCTGCAGCATCTACATTCTTTTTATTTTCTCTTTGTATAGAATCTAATAACGTCTTTAAGATATTTGTATTAGTTTTTATCGAGCTTGCTTTGGCAATGTATTCATACTTAGTTTTCGTTATCAATCTAGAAACATTTACTAATTTAATATTAGTTTCTAAGATATCATTCTGTATATTCGCCGCTGTTATTTTTGCCATGATCAAGCAACAACATTGTTATAGATCTTTGTTGCACTGACATAAGGATCTATCAGATTTACTGCAGGGAAAATTGGATTCGATGCGTCTGCAGATGCATCTGCTACAGATGCTGCTGGTGCAGATGGTGCTTGTTGTGCTGTAGGAAGAACTGCTATCATATTTTGCTGTTGCTGTGTAGGATCTGTTTCAAATTCTCTTCCAGTAATTTTAGCTGGCATCGCAGCAATTGTTGGTTCAACTGGTTTATCAGGTGTAACAGATGCTACTGATTCATTTGGCTTTAATGGTTCTGCAGCACTTGATTGTAATTGATCTACTGTATCAATGGTGCTTAGTCTTTCAGTTGCTTTAGTTTCTGCATTTTGAGGATTTTCAAAATCAATTGTAAATGCTCTTGATGCTTCTGCTGGACTTGCATAAGACTTATTCAAGTAAGTCCTCATTTCCGATTCTGTTAATGCATAATCTATCTGACCTTTCCAATCAGTTCTCCAATCAGTACCAACAGCAGCAAACATTTTTTGAGCACGACCTGCTCCCATATTATGTTGGAATAAACCAAATGATTGTGGTTCACCAGCTTCATTGTGATCACCCTCTGCCCCAGAATCAAATCCAGATTCGTGTTGTATGTTGTTTACAATTCCCTTTGCATGTGTTTCACTAACACCTTTTGATAGTAAGTACCGATAGATCTCTTGTGCCTTTACTGGATTAGAAAGTTTTTCTCCACCAGTATATTCTGATAGATCATCTCCAGTTTTATTAGCATCAATACCACTTAAGAATCCAGTTCCACCTATACCAAGTGCTGCTGCCAACAAGCCCATTTCTCTTTGATTATCTGCAGCAGCAACAGTTTGATCTCTAATTTCCTGTGTTGCTACAACAGCTTCTTCTGTTGATTGCTGTAACGATTTTAATAATGTTGCTTTACTTATTTCTGCTCGCTCTTGTATTGCTAACTTTACTTCGCTTCTTGATTCCTTTTCTTTCTTTGAAATGTCCCCGATGATTAATGAAAAAAGTCCTGATAATTCAGATGTAAGTTTATCTACTCTACCAGTTAAACTATCAACAAGAGATTGTAATCTTAATTTTTCTGAATCGTCTTCAATATCTTCAGCAACTTGCTTCTCATTAATCTGAGTCTTAATGATATTTAAAAGATTGGACATGTCCAATCCACCAGATAAAACTGGTGTTCTAGTCATTGCAGTTTGTCCTGGAGCAGCAGTTATCCCACTGGCATCAGGTACACCAAAAAAGTTACTAATGTTTAATGGTTTTGGTGATTCTTCATCCATGTTGTTGCTGCTTCTCTGCTTCTTTTTCTTCTATGTATTGTTTTAGAAGTTCAAGATAGATCTCTCGCTCCCATGGTATCATGTTTTCAATTTCAGTTAAAGAATATTTGTGTACTTGCATTAGCGCAAAGTTGATCCTGAAATATGTTTCAAGATCTTCTTTGGCTAGGGCTAGCCGAAAAAATCGGACAAACCCTCCAGTACGACACTATTTTCTTTTCCTGTATTTGGATTGACAACTGTAAGTGTGTGAGACAACTTAGGCATTGTCTTAAAGAAGTTTTCAATCTTTTTATACTGTCGAGGAGTTAAGTTCTCAACATAAGAAATCAATTCTTTTTCAGTACAATCAGATGCCATCCAACATTCTTCAGCATTATAAACACTTTCAATACATGATGCAATCAACTTAACAGAACGCTCTACGTTCTCTGATGATTTATCTGAAACATCAAAATTGTTTTCAATAAACTGACTTAGTGATGGATACTTCATCTTCCAATGATATCCATTTTCCATATTAATTTTGTCAGTATGACCTTCAGGATATTGAACTTGAATTTCATCAACATACAAAGTTGCTGGAACTTTGGTTTCACCATCATCACCACAGGTGATGTTCAATTCAATCGCTTCACCAATTGCTTTGGCACGAATATTCAAAAACAAATATTCAATATCAAATGAAGGAAGTTCATCAATCTTGATTCCTTTAGTCAAGATACAATTAGACAATACTTGTTTAATTGCAGTGGTAACTTGTTTAGGATCTCTAGATTCTAATGCAATGATAAGTAGCTTCTCTTCTTTCACAATGAAAGGTCTAAACTTAATCTTCTTTTTATTTGATGGAAGAACAAGTTCAAAATGAGGTACAGTAATTTCTGGTAAAGGCATACTATAAGATCAGATAAAGTTATTTATTGAGGTAATGAAGGTAGGTTGTTGTCTCCATAAACTCCATCAACGGTTTCTCCTGCCAAGATTCTTCTTTGCCTATCAGCTTCTTCATCGGTATCAAATGCAGGCCCATAAGAACCTAAACTTGATGGGATTGTATTACCATTCAAAGCATCTTGAACTGCAAGATCTGGAACAGTTGCTTGGCTTTCATACACTGCAGCAGCAGATAGATTTCTTCTAACAACGTATCTACTATAGTTGAAGTTGACTGTAAATGTCAAGATCTCACTCGACTGATAACTTACTGGAGATACAATAATGTTAGATGGATATGCTTGAATAAATTCATAAGTTAAGTATGAACTATTGAATACTGTGGTCTCATTTCCTGAGGTTGTCTTAGTATTCAAATCTCTTTCAAACTTAGTTACCATCACCCTCTGACAATATTCATTGGGGTATCTAAACTTGGTATAATTATTTTCGTTTCCTGCCACAGGATAATCTTGTCCTTGAGAACTTGATTGTACAACTCCAGTTCCAGAATACAATGGGTTAATAAAATTAATCCATTCCTCAAAGAATCTTATGATTTTATGATTAGTATCTACATAAAATGTCATTGTCAGTTCTGGATACTGACGTAAGATTGGATACTTTTCAATAATACCTTGTCTGTTACCAATGGTATCTGTGGTTTTAAAATTTGGGCCTGGAAGAACTGTTCCAGAGCACATCAATTCAATTGCTTCTAAAGGATCTAAACCGTTAGTATCTTTTGTATCGTATATTCCAGCACTCTTCAACCAACTAACCAATCCTGGCGCAGCGCCACTACGATTGCTTAGGGGGAAAGCTACCTTATAAAAAGAATTAATTGATACTTTTGAAAGGTTGCCTCTTATCTTCTCTATAGGATAATAAAGCCTAGTGTTACTTGACATCTAGCAAGCTAAATATTTTGGTATCTATACTATGTATATGTATTACCAGGGAAAGTTTTCGCCCAAGAATTATAAGAAGTATAAGGGAGATCCGACAAATATAATTTACAGATCATCTTGGGAATTAACTTTCATGAAATACTGTGATAGTAATCCTAATGTTTTAGAATGGGGTAGTGAAGAAATAGTCATACCATATAAGTCTCCTCTGGATAATAAGTATCACAGATACTTTGTAGACTTTTATATCAAAGTAAAAGAAAAGGGTGGTACAATAAAGAAATATTTAATTGAAGTAAAACCAAAGAAACAAACTGTTGCTCCTGCACAGAACCCAAAAAGAAAAACAAAGTATTGGAAGCAAAGTGTTTTTGAATATGTAAAGAATGTTGCTAAGTGGGATGCTGCAAAGGAATGGTGTGAAGACAGATCCATGACGTTTAAAATACTAACCGAAGAGGATCTTGGATTATGAAGCCATCAGAAATAATTAAGAACCAAATCAAAACTGAACTTGGTGGTAGATTCCAATCACAAGATTGGTATAGAACAAGATTATTTGAAGAACTTGAAGCTGTCAATAATAAGTATCGAGATAGTGACTTCAATGATACCTATGGTTTAGAACTTGGTAAGATATATTATTTCAATTACACTGCATCATTTCCTGATCGTTATCCTTTCTATGATCGTTATCCTTTTGCAAAACTAACTAGTATAGATTCCAAGACAGGATTAATTTATGGGTTGAATTTTCATTATCTAGATCCTAGTATTCGTGGGTTTATAGCAGAAGGATCTGTAGATTCTGATATACCTTTACCAAGTAAATGTTTCCACTCATATTATCCACAAGGAATTGATAAAATCTATAGAGTTCCAGACGAAGATGTGAGAGGATCAGCTCAGTTTGTTACTGATCTATTTGTCGATAAATACAATCAACGAGTAAAACCTAACAAAGTGTGGTCTAGCTAATGGCAGTTATTACACCATTAAAGGGAGTAAATCAGATTACGATAGATGTTTCAAACAATCCAGCAAGAGCAGCAATTGGAACTGATAAGGTTCAAGTTTATCTTGATCAAAATGGTAAAATTGTTTCCATGGGTGAAACTTTAACCACAGGTTTAGCTGGAACAGAAATTGACAAGGGAGTATTTTCTAGAGAAAAAACTATTGAAGTTGCTAATTCCATAAAGGATCAATTAAATCCACAATTAAAAGCTCTTGGATATTCTGAATATACAACTGCGAATGCCATCGTTGCTGATGCTGATTTATTTAAACAAAGAACCGAACAAGTAGTTAATGATAGAAAGAATAATGATAAAGAATCATTCAACTTTAGAAATCGTAACACCGAAAATGTAGCGGCTTTAGTAAGCAAAACAAAGCCAGAAACTAGTGGAGTTATTGTATTCCCTACAGATTTAATTGTAAGTTCAGGTGGCGGTAGTGTTTCATATTCACAAGATACAATTAGAATCAAGGCATTAAAATATGTTCCTCCTCAACAGGATTTTCTAAAGGGAAGAAGAAACGCAGAAATATATTCAGAAGGTCTTGGAAGTAATAATCAAATTCTTAATTTAGAACAAGGATATGATTATAAAGGTGAAGTCATTCTACCGATGCCTCTATCAATCAGAGATGCTGTTGGTGCAGAATGGGGAGTAGGTGCTCTTAATACTTTGGCATTGGGAGTCTTCAGTGCTATTCGTGATAAGTATGAAAATGGTGCAGGTGGAAATGCTGGAACTTTACTTCGCACTGGATTTAAAAATTTCCAAGCAACTGAAGCATGGATTGCTCTTGCAGACGCTTATCTTGCTGGAGGTGGTGGAGCTGGCAATTTGAGAACACAAGTTCTTAATGATGTCACTGCAGAAATTGCTGGTAAGATAGGTCTTCAAGTAGATCCATTACAAGTTCTTGCAAGATCTACTGGTAGCGTTGTAAATAATAATGCTGAACTTCTCTTCAGAGGACCTAAACTAAGATCATTTGATTTTTCTTGGAAACTATCTCCAAGAAGTTCTGAAGATTCTAGAAGAATCAGACAACTAATTCGTTTCTTTAAATTAAATAGTTTACCTTATGTGAAATCAGATACTATCTTTATAGAAACACCTAATGTATTTGTTGTCCAGTATGTGAAATCAAATAATCAAAGAAACGAAGCACTTCCCCAACCAAAGATATGTGCCCTTTTAGATTTCCGTGTCGATTATACTCCTGATGGTGTTGGTTGGGCAGCTTATGGAGATGATTCACAGCCAGTAACTAGTGTTATTAGTGCTGTGTTCCATGAATTGACACCATTATTTGCTAATGAATATGCAGGTTTACCAGAAGATAGCGTAGGATTCTAATGGCTTATTTCAGATACTTACCAAACCTAGAGTACCCATCTCTTAGAAACGAGAGAACTTCTTCTGGTGACTACACCACGATTAAGAATCTTTTTAAGAGAGCAAAGATTCGTGAAGATCTTATTAATATTTTTACTGCGTTTGACAAATATAATATTATTGGAGATGATCGTCCAGATAATGTTGCTGAAGAACTCTATGGCAATCCAGAATTAGACTGGTTGATTCTAATCACAAATAACATTCAAAACATTAGAGAAGATTGGCCCTTAAGTCAAGCAGACTTAAACATTTATTTGAATCAAAAATATACTGCAGAAGAGTTGGCAGCAATCCATCATTATGAAACAAAAGAAGTTGTAGCAGATAACTTTGGAATCATTCTACCAGCAGGTCTTGTAGTTGAGTCTGATTTTACTGTCAGTTATTCTGATGGTGGAAGATTAATTGAGAATTCAAATTGTATTGAATCAATTTCTAACTATCAATATGAACTTAGAAAGAATGAAGAGAAGAGAAACATTTATGTTTTAAGATCTCAATATATCAGTTTGATTGAAGAGGATCTAAGAAGAGCATTCCTCAATGAACCATCTTCAGAATACGTTGACGTAAGAACATTAAGAGCATCTAATCCAAGAAGAGCATAAAAAAGGAGGCTTTCGCCTCCCATTTTATCAGAATTCTTCAGCGAGTTTTTGGAAATAACTCAAATCATCATCGTCATCCACAGAGGAAGACTTGCTTGAAGAAAGACTGCTCAGTTCAGAACGAAGATCATCAGTCAGTTCTCGTGCAGAACCACGATCTTCATCCTCATCGTCATAAGATTCATCACGCTTAGAAGAAGTATTGGAACCAGTTCCAAGAACAACGTTGAGACGATCCTTCAGTTGATCATAAGTCTTGAACTGATCACCACCAGTGATCTCAGCGAGAGAATATTCTTTCTTCCAGATTGCTTCAAGTGCATCATCATCACCATCAAGAAGTGCAGAAGGACGAGCAAACTCAGAGGAATCATAGTTCCAATAACCTGCAACTTTCTTGATCTTCAGTTTGAAATCAGCACCCTGCCAGAAGTCAAAAGGATTCAGTGCTTCTTCATCTTCAAATTCAGGATTCATGGCAGCTTCGATCTTGTCAAAGATCTTCTTACCAAACTTATAGAGGAAGACTTTACCTTCGTTCTGAGGATTAGCAGGATCTTTCACAACATAGATGTTTGCGTAGTAGGAAAGCTTACGCTTGCGCTGGCGCACAATTTCTTTGTTGGCATCAATGCCACTGTTCCAGAGGAGAGTATTAGCCTCACATACGGGACACTTACCACCGACGCTAGTGAGGCAATTATCAATCAGCCAACCACCAGTTCCTTGGAAGGCATGGTTGTACATTTTTGCCCAGGGAATATCTTCGCCGTCAGGGGCAGGAAGGAAACGGATCACGGCATAACCGTTACCAGTTTTATCTACTTCAGGCTTCCACAGACGGTCATCAGAGTTGCTGTTGGAAGCACTGCTATTCAGTTTTTCAACCTCCTTTTGAAGTTTGGCAGTCAGACTACCGAGGGAGGATTGCTTTTTAAGATTGGAAAAGGACATTAGGTTCGTTGGATGTCGTTGGATGTGGTCTTTGGTAATATAGCAGAGCTACTCTTCGTTGTCAAGTAGCTCTTCAAGTTTTAGTAACTCGGTTTCCAGGTGATTAAATATTTCACGCATGGTCATATGACTTGGCATACCGAGTCGTTTAGATGCAGCAAGCATTTTTTCAATTAGTCGCTTTGCATCTGGATCGTCAGATAAGGAAAGTCTGGTATGTAAGATTTTTTGCTTATCTAAGAGATCTTTTACCAACTGAATGTGGTGTTTTTTCTCTTCATAATTATACATAAGATATTGTAAAGTGCTTTGATAAACACGTTTTTGCAAAGCACTTATAATATCTATTTCCTTCTGTACGATTTCTGAATCAAAGAAATCACTCATCAGATGCTGCAGGAGCTTCAGCTTCTGGAGCTGCTTCGGGTTCTTCTTTGGGAAGTTCCACTCCTTGTCCTTGGAGGTACTCAATGATTCCTTGGAGTTTCAGTGCCAAAGCACGTTTCTCATCGGTTTGCGATTGAAGAGATTGCATCTCATCAATCAAAGCTTTTTGTTGCTCAAGGCAAGCTTTCAAATGTTGTTGCTGATCAGTCAGTTCCATTCAGAATTTTCTCCTTTAAAATTATTTTGAACGGTGTAGAATCGATATTTAAAAATGGTCGATACTTTTTAATTTTTAAACTGTAGAACTCCCAAATGGGATCATCCAACAGTCTATCATAATCATTGACATAATGCAAGATCATGTCCAGTATCACCAGTGTCTCGATGGACACCTTATTTATCATGTGCTCTTTTAGAAGTTTAGAGTGATTACCGACCCTACACTTCAGCACGTCATCAAGTTTATCATCATCAAATAGATGTGATATATCCTCTTTAAACTTATAAGTTATTTTTTCTGCTCTAGTTTTCCACTTAATATAATTATCATTTCCTGAGTTAATGATTTCACCAATCCATAACTTCTGTGGATTATCACACTCAATAAAGTTTGCAAGAAAGTATTCTTTTATTTCTTGATCACTTTTCTGCCTGGACATTTTCTCAAAAAAATACCTGTCCTTTCTTTTATAGAAAGCTTCTGGCGATGCTTTACTTTTACCCTGGCATTTAAAGTAATCGTAATTAACTTTGGAGAAATGATTCTTGAATGCTAAGTAGGTTCTATAGCAATCAACGGGTGTCATTTTAAATTGCAAGTTTCGCTTTGGATGAACGACGAAGATAATTCAGTTCAATAGCTTCACATCTCAACCTTTCTTTCAAAGGTTTAGATAAAAGTTTAGGAACATTCTCAAGTTCAATATTGTTTTGTTCACAATATTGAACGATTGCTTCAATGTAATTAATGTCTCCAGTCTTTACGAATGTTTCGATGTCACTGGAGAACTTTGATTGACTGAGAAATTTAGTTTTTAATTCTGTTTGTAAGTCATTTACTGTTTCCATACTCCTTTAGTTTGTCCTCTACGAATGTTTTAATGTACTTCTTTAGTAATATAATATACTCCTTTTTATCTCGTTTGTCAAATACTTTAACTTCACCATCAGGAGTTACCATGATAGTGATAAGTTTCTTGACAATACTTTGAGTCATCTCATAGTACATGCAAGCATAAGCAACTTCTTGGACAAAGTACTGCTGGATCCAAGCTTCGGGTTTTATTTTTTTAGATGTCTTGAAGTCAATGATTGCAAGCTCGCCTTCATATTCAGCAATACAATCAACGCGCCCAGCGATGCCAAGCACATCACTATATAGACACTTTTCAATTGCGTGAATATTATTTATCTTATCAAGATAAGGTTTCACTGCATCAAACATGAATTCAATTTCTTCGTTGTCATGCACAACTGGTTTGTTTTCCAGATAATCTTGCGCCGACTTATGAAAAGAAGTACCTCTGGTTGTAGATTCCTTGATCACTCGATCAGCTTCTTTATCACCAACACGTTGTCTCCATGTTTTAAAGACTTCACGGTTGTAATGTGATGTGATAGAAGTGATCGAGGGATAGAGGTTTCCTGTATTTGGAGTTGGGTAAAAACGATTTCCATCAATATAAGTGGTCTCCATTTCAGGAAACTCAATATCAAGGTGAGTAAACATTAGAATCCTAGTGCCAATTTGTTAACAATGTAAGACTTAACTAAACCAGATCGAACAATGTCCTCAACACCAAATTCAATACAGTCAAACTCAGGCATAGCCATAAGAATTTTGGTGAAATCAACGATACCATTCCTTTCATTGGTTTTAATCAAGTCGGATTGAGTTGCATCACCACAGAACATGATTTTACAGTTTTCACCAACACGAGTGATGATCGAATCAAGTTCGTGGAAGTTCAGGTTTTGACATTCATCAATAAGAAGAATGGCATTATCAAACGTAGTGCCACGAATGAATGAAGTTGACCAGAAGGAAATAGTTTCCTGGGTTTTGAGGTTGCCATAAAGCATCTCAAAGGATGGATCATCAGGCATCTCAAACATATACTTCACCATATTCTTATAAGGGATCTGGTAAAGTGCTGCCTTGTCATCATGGTCACCTGGAAGGAAACCAATCTCTCGTGTTGCTACCAATGACCTTACGATATAAAGTTTTTCATAAGGTGTGTTGGAATCAAGAACATCTTTCAGTGCAAGGTACATAGTGATAAAGGTTTTACCTGTACCAGCAGCACCATAAGCAAAAAGATTTTGACCTCGATTATATGCGTCAAACAAAACTTTTTGGTTGTCTGTAAGAGGTTCAATGTCAACCAGGAAGTCATCATTGATTGGTTTCTTACGACGAAGTTGCTTAGCACTCATGCCAATGCCAACTTGAGAGATTTGCTTTTTTCTTGCCATGTAATTACTTGTAGGGTTTTACTGTTGATCCTGGAACTTTGCTGACCTTATGGAGAACTTCATTCCATCCTCCATCGGTTTTGTTTTGGAAGTCGCCAACTTCACCAACTGTATTCAGTGGGGTTGGCATCTGAACGAGGTTAGGATTGGCTTCAAGGAATTGTTCCCTCTCAGCCATGTACATCCATTTTTCAAATACCTCATCGGTTTCTGTGTTTCGGAATCTATAAGTAGGCATTTACACCTCCCAGTCTAAAGCGTTTGCAATGTCAGGGAACTGCTCTGT